TTATAACACTTGTCGTGCGTAACTGTATAGTTTTTCAGTTGTATTTAAAGTTAAGTTATCTACTTCGCGCTTTCCTTGCCTTAATTGTGAAATTACATATTGCGCTACGCCAGTTTGTTTGTGAATTTGGTAACCTGTTATATCACTTTTGATCAATTCAATTATTTTTAATTTATAATCACTCATATTATCTACGTCCATTCTTTTTATCTAAACAATAAAAATGTGTTTTTCTCCCGATAAATAATAACAATGGTAGGCTTAATAAAAACAATATTAAATACATTTGTTCTGTCATAATTGAAAACCTCCAAATAATATTATATTATATAAGTGTAAGGAGGAGCCATCAGGCTCCAAGCATAATGTTAATCTTTGTTGTTTGGCTTTCGGTCTAGGTAGCCGAGATGCCATTCTCTAAGTTGTTTTAACACTTCTGGAATTATCAGTACTGCCAATACTTGATGTTCTAGAAGTGTTTTTATTATGTCTAGCATGAGGCTTTTCACCTCCTTACACATAATTTGTAAGTCATCAACTAACCTACAAATATAATTATACTAAACAAATGTTTATTAGTCAAGTGTTTTTTAAAATTTGCATAAAAAAATAGGCAAGTACCGAAGTACCTGCCTAAACAACAACAAGATTAACATGTGAATAATGGAAATAAAAAGTCAGCCCGAAGGCTAACTTACGAATAGATGAAAATTTGAACACATTGCTGTGTCTAAAACGATTATAGCATAAATGACGAATATTTCTAGCTCAAAATTATTATATTTCAATGATAAAATTTTATGGATTTGTTAATAATTATTTAATTGATTTACATAAATAATAATTCTAAAATTACTTTGTAATCGATTGCAAATAAGTTATAGGAGAAAATAAAATGAATAAAAAACTATTAACAAAAACATTGATAGCAAGTGCTTGAGTTTTAACAACAGTAGGTTCAGGTTTTCATTCTTCTTCAAATTATAATGGTATTAATAACGTTGCAAAAGCTTCTGAAATAACAGATAGCGAATTGTGGAAAAATGTAAGAGACGCTTTAAAAGACGCAAATATCATTGATAAAACAGACAAAGAAACGATTAAAGTAAAATATAAATTAAAAAACGGTGGAGAGAGCGAAATTTCTGGGACTGCGAACTTAGATAATCTTAGTAATACTAATAACAGCACCGTTAGTCCTGATAGCGTTAACCGTGTCGATATTACAAGAGTTAATCCAAACGGAAACACAATAGAGGCAAATGATGCATGGAAAAAATTAGTAGATAAATTAAAAGAAAAGCATATTGTTAAAGTCGGTGATAAAGTAACTATCCATAGTAAAGATCCTTCTGATGAAAAAGTATATGGCAAGGTAGGAGATCAAGATTCTAATGTAAAAAATAGACTGATTAGTCCTAAAGATATAACTCATATAACAATAGAAAGATAATCATTTTTAGAGGTAGGAAGAAAATAACCTACCTCTTTTCTTTTTATAGGTACAACCTATTAAGCCCACTCAATCGTGCCCCAATATTTTTCATTTTTAATCTTTTGTTCCTTATCAGTAATTCTACACACTGCACAATAGAAATTGTTAGTACTAGAGCCCTCACGTTGATATTTGAATCTAATCCACCAGTAGCCATCTTTTTTAATGACTTGGTCGAATTTTACCCAATCATCTTTTGTGTATAGCCATGAATCTTCTTCAACGACTGTGCCGGTTAATCCAGCTGTTTTTCTGACTCTTATAGCTTTTTCTGGATTAGGATAAAATACGCCTTTCCAATTCCATGTTATTTTGTCAGCGCTTGGCTTACTACTTGGCGCATCAATTTGTCTGCCGTTAATGGCTTCAGCAATCCGCTTCGTGAAGCTGTCTAAATTGTTTTTAATGTAGTTTAAATCTTTCGTAGATGTGATAAAACCTAATTCGATTAAACGATAATTAAGATTAAGATCAGCAGACACGTTAGCGTTCAATAAATCCCCTCTAGGTGTCACACCTCTTATTTTACCCACTGTTTTATCTAATGCACTACTTAATGCCTTGTCAATGTCATCAGCTGGGAAACGATCGCTAATGATTACATGCCCGCCACTTGCTTGTGGGCTAGCAGAATCTAAATGAAACTCTATGATTGCATCCGGTTTGACTTCACTTTTAATCCAGTACATGCCATAATCTTTATAGTTTCCAACACGTTGACCGTACAATGTATCTTGATATAAATCTTGATTCATCGAGTTGCCACCGTATAACAATACTGTGTTGCCTACTGACTCAAGATACTTTTTCACTCTAGGTATAATATTTTTACGGTTAAAATCTCTTTCGTTTTCTCCATTCGCAACGGCACCTGGGTCGTTAGAGTATGCACCAATACCATGACCAGCCACAAGCATGATTTTTTTACCTTTTGATAACTTATCTTGTTTAACTGGCTTCACTGCGCTTCTTAGCTTATTAGCGGTCGTTTCTTTTGCGTAGAATGGACGGATAAACCACATAGGGAAGTCGTAGCCGTGTGTGCGTCTTGTAGTAACTTCTGGTGGACTCCAGTAAGCACCGCCTAGCCAGTTCTGCTCTAAAATAGTTATAGAATCTAACGTAGCGCTTATTACAATACCTACATGACCATAACCACCACCATAATTACGGTTAAAAATAACGACGTCGCCAGGCAATGCTTGAAACGACACAGTATTTTCGTAAACGGTTGCCTCGTTAGTGAAATCATTCCATGTTGGAATGTCTGCAGCGCCCACACCTTTCAACCTGTGATTAAATAAGTAAAGCCAATATTGGTTAGCAGTATCGAAGCATTGACATCCAAATGCATTGTCTGGATTCCACGCCTTACCCTCTAAACTTTTAAGATAACTAATAGCTTGACTGTATGTCCTAACCGACGGCATTGTTATCATCTCCGTTCACTTTAGGTGCGCCACCAGTTGACTGAATGCCAGCTTTTACTTCATAAATTTTTTGTTGCCCTTTCTTAGATGCGTGAGTAAAGTTGTTATTCTTCCACCACGTCCAAATTGAAACAATCCCAGTAACGACTGTGCTTATAAACACTTCGTCAACTGGGATTGGAGAAATATGTTTGATTGCTAAAAACTGATTGATCCATGCGACTATTAATAAAATTGTTCTTACGATTGTACCGATATCCATTTGTTTACTCCTTTTATCCAAAATAAAAAACGACTAAAAAATTAGTCGTTTAAAATTATTCAATGGTCAATGTCGGAGATCCTGAATAAACATCACTTATAGTGACATACAACATCCCTGAAGGATTACTAAAGTTGATATTTTTACTTGCAACTCCGCTATTGACTCCTGATATTCCTAATTCACTTGACCCTAAATTAGTTTGCGAAATCCTCATTATACCGCTACGTACATTTTCTATTGTCACCTGATAACTTTTATTAGGTTCAACTCCATTTATTGTCCATTTTGCTGTTGAATCTTCTATGCTATCCGGATATTTATTTTTAGGTAAGGGTTTTATTACAAAAGATGAAGGCTTTTTCCATATTTGGATATTTCCAGCATATACTTTTGTATATGCTTCGCCTTCGTAAATAAGCTTCTTTACATTTTTAAAATTACCTTCCATAAAAATCACCCCTTAATTAAATAAAGTGTATTAGGGTCTTTTTGATACAAATAATTATATTCTGTTTCACTGCCTGTCCAAATATTCAGTGACGGCTGCGAAGAACCGATAGGTTGATAAAGTTTATCTGCTTCCTCTTTTGTAAAAGCATTTGATGATAAAAGATAACGTTCATCATGACTGTGATTTATGTCTGATTTTTTTGATAAAGCATTTTCTAATCCTTCAATCTGTTTGATTGTATGACTATGATTTTTATCTGCATACAAACTGTTTAATGATTGCTTGAATCCCTCAAAATCTTCTGTACTAACTTTTGAGCCAATCTGTTGCAATACACTTTCTGAAATAGAGTTGTTTTGTATTGCTTCTGCTAATTCTCTTAATGTATTCATAGATTCAGGCGCGCTATCAACTAGTTCAGCAATTTTTGAATCCGTATACGTTTTAGAGTCGTTGAGAGTTGTATCTTTGATTTTTTCAACTTCTTGCAATTTATTTTCTAACCCTTCAACATTTGCGATATTGATTTTGTCCAATAACTCAGGTTCTGCTTTGATATCTGTATCTTTACCATCAATTTGCCACATTTTAGTGTCAGGATTGATTGATACTACAGTACCGTTTTTACCGGGTGCGCCTTGTTCTCCTTTTTTACCTGCTTCACCTTTTGCTCCAGGTTGTCCCGGTTCGCCTTTATCACCTTTCGCACCTTTAAATCTACTTTCATTCTTTTCGATGTAAGAAATGACATCTTTATCTATTTTCTCTTTAAAGTCTTTGCTCAATAAATCTGTCGCGTTATCTTTTAAAATTCTCGTAATAGCATCATCTACCAATTTAACATCGATTTCTTTTGCTACAGCAGATTCAATGCCACTATCAACGATATTGAAAGAAAAGTTCGCGACATGTATTTTTTCTTCTTCTTTCTCTAAAAACATCTTACAGCGAACATAACCAGCGTGTTTGATAACCTTTTTAGGTATCTTGTAGGTAATGAATCCTTTTACAACATCGTCGATAATAAGGGGCTCATTTTTGAATATAGAGCCATCTTCCATAAACAAATGTAATCTAGGTGTTAAGCCATGTGCTTTTAGATCGATACGACCTTGTTTGTCATTGATACCTATTCTTATAGATGCTGTATTTTCATCTTCAGTGTAAAATTGACAGCCAATGTCACCTAAGTCAACACCATCATTTTTTATTCTCGTTTCAACATCTTTTATTTTGTACATTTATACACCTCTTTATTTATATTTATCTCTTATAAAGTAGATACCTTTTAAGCCGATTTGTTTATATAGCTTAGCGATTGTACTAGCTTGATGTTGGCACCACTCTATAGCAGTAGCGTATTGGTGCGTAGCTGGATTCTTAGGATTCCATCTGATTCTGTACAGTGTATTCTGTCCTTTGTTGATGTAATCCTTTCTTACGAAGCTAGCACCGCCCATGATTGCTTTTGCTGGAGTTGTCCAACCTTTATTCTTAGCAAATTTCATTGCATAATCAGGGTCGTTGTCGAATGCACCAATACCGAAGTAATTATATGCACCGTATCTACCACTAGCGAAGTTACTTGTTCCGTATCCACTTTCTAAGAAAGCATGCGCGATCAAATAGATTTCGTTAATGTTGTTTTTCTTACAGGCTTCTGCAAATGCTTTGCCTTGTCCGTCTAGCGTTCCTTTTCCTTTGAGTATCTTATTAAGCGCGCTAACTGAAACGCCTTGATACTTGCCTAAATTAAGCATTTGATAGCATTGTGTGTTACTTTCCCATATACGCTTAACATTCATTGCTGAGCTCGTTTGTGCTCGTGTTGCATTAGCCCAGCCCCATGTATGAGATTTTTTCGGGTTACCCCTAGACATTTGTCTATCCAGTGCTTGCTGGAACGTGAATGGACTTTTTTCAGTAACGATGCTTGGTTTTTCGTCTGATGCAGTGGGTCCTCTTGTTGACGCACTGTCAACCGATGTTTTATCACTAATTCTTATTGTTGTTTTTGTAGTTACTTCTTTAATATTTTCTCGTGTCAATATATCTCGTTTGATGTACGTCTCAAGCATTTTCTTTTTGACTTGCTCATACTTTGCGTCATCCGGTATACCTTGCTTAATCAAGTCGTAATTAATTAAATCTTTCATACTACGCCAAATATTAGGGTCTACCTTTAACGTCGTTTCAGATAATTCTTTATCTGTTCCTGATAACAACCATACACCCCGTATTAAAGCTTGTATTTGGTTCATTAAGAATTGACGCTTACTATCTGTTTGACCACCACATACTTCAATAACTAGCCAATTAGGGTGACGCGGGTCATCAAAATTGGTTGGTCTAGCAAGCCATGTAGCCTCTCTATCGACATATAAATGCGGTATTTCATAATCGCTTATAAACTTATTTCTTTGCGTATACAGTTCGTCTACAGAACGCATATGCATTGATTCTTTTATATATAATCCTTGAATATCTGAGCGTTCATCACCCATTACAACTATATGATCAATGAAGTGCTCTTCTTTATCTAAAACATTGCTGTAAGCAGTGTATTTTACTGTTTTAACTTCTTTAAATTGCGGTTTCTTCGCTTCGCCAGTAATTGTTGAGTCATTGGCTTTTGATGCTGAACTTGTATCAGTACTACTAGGTTTGCTAGTATCTTTTGAGTATGGAGGCCTAACAAAGCCTGTAACACTTACATAAGGGTGTCTTACTAATCTTCCTGGAGAACCTGTCCAACTATTAGAATTAACCCAGTTTTGGTCAACGCTATAAAAATAACTTTTATTAGATGGTCCTACTACTATTGCGGTGTGTCCGTCCGAACCTATTCCGTTGCCAGGGTGCCAAATTGCTATGTCTCCGGGTTCTGGTACAAATCCAGATGAATAACGATAGAATCGGAAACCCTTAGGATATCTGTAATTAGCCATATCCTTAGCATTGCCCCATGTTACAAAACCCCAATATCTTTTAAAAATAAAGTTAGGTGTATCCCAACATTGACTGCCCCGATAGTTATCTATATTAATCCTCTTACCAATATTCGACTTTGCCCACTCCACCACTTCACTAGCTGTAGGCTTTCTAGTCTTTGGATTAGGTAATCCCATGCATGCACCTCATTTCAATCAAAATAAAAAGCCAGTGCCGAAGCACTGACTAAAAACTTATTTACATTTACGACCGTATAAATAACAAGATAACCATCTCGCCCAACTCATTATTTCCACCTCCTATTAAGGTATCAATGCCGTAATTGAAGCAGTAATAACTGCAATCATTACAATAGTTACTAACGCCCATATTGCACCTACAAGCCACTTGTTTTGCGCAAGTGTCTTTTCTTCATTCTTTTGTGCCGTATCGACTTGTACTTGATACCTTTCTTCAATTCGGTTTAATATTTTAGTTTGTTCTAAATTTTCGTCGACCACTTTTTCTTGCTTGTCTTTTAACTCTTTGTGAGACTCTCTTAATTCGTTGTGATGTTTTGTATGTTCTTGTCTAAGGTTAAGTACATGATCAGCAGTTTCATTGGCTAATACCTCTATATCATCAACCCTTGTTGTTAATTCTTCCTTTACGCCATCTACTTTAGTAGTCAAATCAGCAAGTTCGTTTTTTATCTTCTGAATTTCATCCAAAACAACACCCGCTTTCTAAAAGTATAAAAACTATAAAATACACCTTTATGATTCTGGATATTTTTCTCCAGTAATAATTGCGTATTCTTCTTTGTCTATAACTTCCATATCTACAAACCATGCAATATCTTCTTTAGTATATATTTTACATTGATACCATATTTTAATATCTTCGAATGTTGGTGAAATTAATTTAAGCATTTTCAGCCTCTCCTTTAACCTCTTCTAATTTTTTATTAAATGCCACAAGTTGTTTTGCCATTAATGCATTTTGCTTATTAACTTGCATCGATAACTTTGTACTTTGAACAACTTGTTTCTGCATGCTCGCAACCATTCTGCGAAGTTCCTCATCACTCAAATCTGACGCGCTTTGTTGGTTTGATGCATTCGGTACGTCTTCTTTTTCGAAATTGCTATTGTATTTAATTTCGCCGTTAGTGAAAACAAACTTTCTAGGTTCGAACTCTTCTTTAAATTTAATAGGCACATTGTTATCATCTACATCTAAACTATTGCGTAATCCGCCAGTATTAACGTATCCGATAACTTCGTTTTTATCGTTTACTGTGATTTTCATTATTTCCACCCCACAATTTTATTTATCGTAACTCTGTTTGCATTAGCACCAGAACCTGTTTTACTGCCTAAATCAAGGTACACATCGTTATCGATTTTTAACGTCGTACCACTTTCTTTAGTTATTAAGCATTCATAACTACCACCACCGTTACCGTCTGAGTCAACTACATTTGTTTTACTTAATTGAATCGCATTTGGTATAGAGGTTAAACTGAATGCTTCAATAACACCACCTGGATAAGTACCGCTTATGAATAGAATTGCATAATTTGTATAAGCTTCGGTTAAATTAATCCTTGTTCCTACACCGTTTGCAGCACCGTCGAATAACACGGCTGTTTTGTGTTCGTTAGGTGTAGCCCATTGTGAATCTAATCGACCATTGGTGATTGATCGTGTATAAACTTTTTTAGAGTTTGAAGGTGTGAAGTTGAATAACTTATTTGCATCATCTTTAACAAATACTGATAAGTAGCCTTCGTAACTTTCAACAATACCTGGTAAATCCGGCACTCTTGTTGCATAGTAATTACCAGCAGTTAAATATCCCAAATCGCCTTGCGCATTATTTAAGTTAACTTGAATCGATTGACCATTCGCCTCTGTCATCTTATGTTGTTGCCAGCTCGTTGTTCCGAATTTATCATCTACATACTGCTTAGCTTGATTTAAAGCGTTGTTAGACGTTTCTTCAACAAATTTCTTCGTTAATTCTTCGTCAACTTTTTTATAGAACTGATACCATGTGCCACCGATTTTATATTTTGTGTACTCATCATTTGAATCGTCTGGATACCATGTAGCACGAGCAGTATTATTATCAACAACATAAACAACTAACACACCAGATTTGCTTGATGTATAAGTTGATTCATCGAACGAAGAACCGTCATCAACACCATCTTGTCCGGGCTTCTCTAACGTGCCTATATCCGCCTTTTCTGGCGCATCTTTTGCATTAGTAATATGAATAATCATAGATGAGTTAGCGTGTCTTAAAACAGCTTCTATTGACTGTTCAGATGATTCGATCGCTTTACCGTAATCATCTGTAAGTTTAGACTTTTGCCAATTCGTTGTTGAATTACCTTTAACAAGGTCAGCGCCATTGATTTGTTGTTCAACTTCGTTAACACGTTCAAAAATCGCTTGCTCTTTTTCAACTATTTTCTGGAACTTGCTATTTATATATTGAACGGCTTTGTCTTGTGTTGCTGTAATCATCTGTACCGCTTCATTTTGTTTGATTTCTAATCTTTGAATACCTTGATTAATACGACTATCAATTTCAGTAACCAACGATTTTGTATCACTCAAACTTTTCTTTAAGTCCTCAACTTCTTCTTTAACACTTTCTGTTAAGTCCTGAATTGATTTGATATAAACTAGCTTTGTTTTACCGTCAAAATTACTAATTAGATCATTCTGGATATTGAAGTTAAATTGACGTTCTACAATTACGTTATTGCTACCGTTTTGAGTAAAATATGCTTGCGCATGTACTCGACCAGTGTATTTTAAGAACTCGTTTGGGATAACGTATTGCATTCGTCCATTAATTGCATCAACAATTGTAAGTTCATCACTAATATAAGCGCCGTGTTCATCGTCGAAGTTATCCGTCTTAAGCACAATACTAGTCATCGCATTATGTTTGCTGATTGATAACGGCTTATTATTCTTAGTTACTGCAAAATTTAAAACACCAGTTCCTCTATCTGATTCATAGAAACTGATGTTTGTGTCAATAACCGGATTATATTGTGATGTTGTTTGTAACTCGATTAAGTTATCATCTTTCGAAAAATTATCTACTATCATTATTCAACCACCTTTCCTTCGAATAAACTCCATTTACCAACGCCACCAGTACCAAAGTTTCTAACTAAAAATTGATGTGCAGACGGGAAGTTATTACGTCTTAATACTTGTGTTGTATTACCTGGTGTATTCGATTTTACTTCTAATATCCAACCTGCAATACCTTTAAAGTCTTTAGGAAAATCAGTAAATCGGTTTGATTCTTCAGTAGTGATATAGAAATCTAAACCAACGATTTTTAAATCTGATAATTTTGTAATATTCTTAGGGATATGTTCCCAATAACCGGCGTTTTGCGGACAGAAATTCCATGCTCCGTTGTTTTTCTTATTGAAAATGTCAATGACACGTTCGAATTTAAGCATATTTCTACCTGTGCTGTTTCTGGTAAGTACTTGTCTTAGAGCACCATTATAGTGTCCAGGCAGTACATCAAAGAACCAACCTGCATCTCTAAACGCTTTCGGTAACGGGAAATCTAACGCATTTTGTGTGTCTTGCGTATAGATATAGTAATGACCAACTTCCGTAATATCACTTAGATATGCTGGGTTCTGTATTGGTAACGGTTTAACACGTCCGCCTGAATCAGTCATCGATACTTGAGGTGCAATGTTTTTTAAGAATTGGTTAACACCTCTTTGGCCGATGGAATAAATTGAGTGATGTCTGTTGTTACCAGGTCCAATAGTTACCCCTATTAAAAGCGCTTTGCGTCCTGTTTCTAGATCGTAATACATATCTAGACCCTCAGCTTCTTGGAAGTCTCCTTTAAAGTTATTATTCACACCGCCAATATCGATACGTCGTTTAAATAACAATTCTTTTGTTTTTATATCGAAACCTTGTAAGTAGTTAGGGTTGGCTGTATTCGAATCACCTGTATACCAATATAAGATACCTGCATCATAAGTGATACCTTGCATAGGTTGTGTATCTGAAGTGTATTCCATAGGTATATCCATTTGATACAATACTTTGTCTATACCTTTATCAATATCGTCAGCACTTCTAACCTCAACAAAGTTCAACGAATTCTTAAGTTGTCTTTCAGTGGGTTTATATTCACGTCTAAAAATCATTAAATTTTCTACCGGATTATAAATCGCTGACGTATATCTGTCGTTAAATATATTCGGCATGACATCTTGCATTTCATTACCATAAGTTATTTCTCCAGTTCTATATTGGAAACGTACAAACTTGTTGTTTTTGTTACTGTCCAATACAGCTGAATAAATCCATAATTCTCCATCAATGTATCTATACGCATTGTGTGTACCGTGACCGCCGTTTTTAACAAGCAATCTATCAATAAATTGTCCGTTGGGCTTCAATCTAGATAACATGTAATGATTACCTGGACGAGCTTGCGTCATATAAATAATTTTCGTTCTAGGGTCTACCCAAAATGATTGCATTACTGCGTTAGTATATGGCGATAAATCTGTGATGAATTCCGGTTCTTGCTCTTTTGGTTCGAATCGGTATTCTGTCGCTCGATATTCTTTATAGTGTTCATCTACAGCTTTCTCAACCTTTTTAGTGAAAGCATCTAGTGTTGAATAATCATGATACAAACGATCTTGCAATGTCTTATGACCATAACCTGTATTATCAACGCGCGCGTCTTTTACTTCGTTGATACCGTCGCCGTTATGACCTAGAATCATATTGCTAAAACGGCCATTTAAATACGTTAAATAATCTTCAACACTGTCATTCAAGTATTTAATTTGTTTCGCTGAGTGTGCGTATATTTCTTCTTTTTGATGGTATATAAACATTTTCTCAAGTTTGCTCATACCTTCATCTAACAAGCGATAGTTATACTCATGTTGAGCAACTATTTTCCGACCTGTCATTGAATGTAAACTTGTAATTAATCCGTAAGCCATTGGTTGCCTCCTTTAGTCGTAAAAACTGTAATAATCCTTGATTAACTCGTACATAATAACCTCGTGACCTTTTTCGTTAGGGTGTAAGCCGTCCTCCATGCTCGCTTTCCTAAAAGCTGGATTGTATGGCTTAAAGTAATCTGTGTGATATGCGTCAAACACTGGTACATCTAACTCACTACAAGCTAATATTTGAGCGTTTACATAGTCCTCAAGTGTTAACCCTAGTTTGTTTTTGTCCGTGTCTTTACGGCGTATTGTTGTACCACTCATAGGGCATTGTCTTGTAGCTGTCATCACTAGTATTTTTGAATCTGGATTATTCTTTCTAATAACTTCAATTGCAGAACAAAAGGCACCGTAAAACGTTTTTGTATCCGTTTTATCAGTGCCTATCGGTACGCCTGCCCAATAACCGTGTAACCAATCATCATCAGTGCCTTGTAATATGATTAGGTCTCCTCTTATTTGCTCTGCTTGTCTATAAATGCTGTTTTCTACCGCTTCTTTACCTATTGGAACTGTTGCCATTGTTGCGCCACCTCTTGCAAGATTAGTCGTTTTAGCTTTCAATTTCTTGCCTAACATTTCTGTGAAATTAGTTTTTGCGTGCGACCCTCTAGCTACAGAGTCGCCAATCGTTCCAATTGATTTGATGTTTCTTATACTTGATTGACTAGTAAAGTCGTACATGATCGTACCATTAGCAGTTGTAACTGTTTTAGTATTCATCTTATCGACTTTAGCGTTTATTTTTTCATTCTGCTTAACCAATTCATTATTTATAGATAAACTTGCGTTAACTTTTGCGTTTAATGCTTTTAGTTCTTTAGATGGGTCGGATTTTGTAGATTTTACGCTTTTAACATAATTTGCAGCATCATGAACTGCTTTGTTATAACGATTACGCCTTGTAAAGTCTCCTAATACTACATCTTGCTTAGTGATATTATTGTACGCATCTCTATGTGTAGTGATTTCGACTATTCTCACTAAGTCGTTATATCCTATGGCAGAATCCACCACTCTAACAACATCACCTATTTTAGGGTTAGCTTCTGGGAAATGTTCACGTAACGCTACAAAGTCTAAGGAAATAGAAGCAGTGACACTTTTCTTTATCAATAACTCCATTGCTTTTTTTAAACTATCTTCTTTTTTAATACGTCCATCAACAAGCGGTGGCGCTTCTCTTTTACCTATCAATTGTGCTAATGGATGAGTGAATTCAATTTGTAGTCCCGCTTCTGCAAAAGTCTGTTGTCCATCAAAATCACCATAACCTTTAATAAAGGTATAACATTTAGATGCATCTTCTTGTATTTTGACGTTATCAGCATTCACACCAGCTTTAATGTAATAATTGGCAAACTTAGATAATTCATCATACAAATGAAACGTTTTAGTCTTTGCATCGTATTCATATTCGAGATGATAACGCTCAAGTCCTTTTTTAAAGATTTCTAATCGTGTATCTCCTTTGCCTAATCCCTCGAATTTAGATGCATCTACTTTTGGATGTAATACATACTTATAACCCGTTCCTTTAAAGACAGTATTGAAGAACTCAACGCCTGTAAAACTTTCGTTATACTCTTGGTAAATCCTAGAATTGTTAAGGTCATCAAGTTCTTTTTGCCTAGCTTTGATATCAAGCCTTATTTTTTCGCCAATAGTAGACTTATCAAGTATGACAATTACATATTCGTTGAAATCATCTTCACCTTCAACATGAGTGATCGTCCACATTTTAGTTATAGCACCTATTGCGTCAAACGTACTCGCGTTCTCGATAATAGTTAGATCCAAAGAACTATCTTCATTTAGCTTTTTACTTACCTTTGTACTAACATTAATAGCGTGCCCTACACCCTGTAGACTTTTTAATAAAATTGGCATAGGCTACTCCTTATCTAAAATATAATTTGTGTCTAAATGTAATTTGTTTCATTACTTTATTAGACTTGAATCGATTCCAGCCTGGATATAAAACCGGTTGTTCTAAAGTTTTATTAAAAGAATCTATATTTAAATAACCTCTATAGGTATGTTTACCGTCGAAGATTATTTTATCTCCGGCTTTTAAATCAACTTCCTTAATAACTGAGATATTTCCTTTATCTGTATAGAAAGTGAATCCATCCTTATCATTAGCTTTAACATCTTCAGCTAACTCTATTTCAACAACATTAAACTGATTAAACTGTGTTAAAGGAACATCACCGTTATAATAAACTTCTCCTGAGTTAGTGTTGTAAAATGTCATTTGACGCCTCTTATCACCTTCGTTTGTAGGCAATCTATCAGGTACCGACCATTTTTCAGGGTCGTTATTACTTTCAAGATCAGTACTATAACCGACACTTTCAAAGTATGGTAGTTCGGTTGTTTCAAACGACAAAGAAAATTCCCCTGATGTTTGTGTTGTGTCAAAAGAAACTTCACTTACTAGTCCTACAAAAAGTTGTCGTCCATCAACATAATCAAGCTCAAATGCTTGTTTGTCTTTTGGTATATCTAATATATGCTCATACTTAATTGAATTGTCTGGTGTAGCTAATTCCCTTAAATAAAAACGTCCAGCAAATAGTGCTTGGACGTCTGACTTTAAATGTGAAGCATAAGCAATTTTAGGTACTTTATACCTTATCTTAAGCTCTACTTTTTTAAGTTCTTCTTTAGCGTAATTATGAAATCTACCATCAATACCCTCTATATCAGAATAGTTACGATGATATCCTGCGCCTGTAACGTTATATTCAACTACTTCCAAGTGATTATAAGTGAAAGGATTGTCACTGACGCGATACTGTGAACCATTCCTTATTACTTCTATATCGTGCGCTATCAACTAACAAACCTCCCTTATAATAAGTTGAAACTTCCGTCTATAGCGTTCATGTCATCAATGCGTGATTTAATTAAATCAAGGTCGCCCTCATTTCTAATCGTTACATTCACAATAGGTCTATTATTTTCTTTTAAGCTATGTTGAACATCGCTAGTCATGTGTCTGTCTATAGAAGTACTTACAGGATTTACTATACTATCTGTCAAAGTAGAGGATAGCTCTTTATTAAAGGCACTGCCAAAGTCTGTAGCAATTACTTTTGCTTGTGATACCGCTAAACCTTTACCTAAGCTACTACCTCCACCGTGTCCACTTACGAATGAAGTTACAGAGTCCCAAGCTGATGAAATCGCATCGCCTACCGCGCTGACTACTTTGTGCGCAGCATTGGCTACACCCTCAGCTACTTTGCCGATTAATTCCGCTCCGGCATTTAAGAAATCACTGAAGAAACTTTTAATCTTACCAAGTGCATCACTCATACCGTCACCTACATTTGAGACAACTCTTTTAAACCCATCAGCTACTTTACTCGCGAAACTTGTAACTGTATTCCAAATGTTAGAAACCCATTCAGAACCTTTTGTGATAATAAAGTTTAATGCTTGTCCCATTTTTTCAGCCACACTCCAAGCAACACGACTGAACCAACTTGTAACAGTGTTCCAAATACTGCTAACAAAATTAGTGATTGTACTCCATATCTGTGACCAACTTGTACCAAACATAGAAAGTGTTCGATTCATTACGCCAGTTAAAAAGCCGATAATTGACTCCCAAACTGATTGCATGTATTGCCAAATCGTATCAAGCACATTGGTAACCGTAGTTTTAATAGTCTCCCAAGCACCTGAGAAGTCGCCAGTAAGCAACTGAATTAAAGCAGTGAACAAACCTACTATGATTTGGACTGCTACGGATATCACTGTTCCTATGGCTTGGAACGCAATTGTAATTAAAGTCCACAAACCTTGTATGATATTCATAACGTTTGTAATGATGCCTATTACCAAAACACCTAAAACTTGCATGAATATTTGTCCTAATACTTGCAATATAGGCATTATCGGTTGTAAGGTAGATTGGATTTTGCCCCACAATTCAGTTAACCAGCCGACTACACCTTGAATCGCACCAGAAACTGCCGTTTTAACACCGTTCCACGCTTCAGTAATAGTATTTCTAAAGTTCTCGTTTGTTTTCCATAAATAAACGAGGACACCAATGAATGCACCAATTACTGCAACAACTGCTAAAATAGGTGCTGAAATCGAACCGAATGCACCTATTAATGCTTCCGTAGCTCCAGTAACTAAACTTGATGTTCTAACGAAGTCTAAAATCTTTTCAGTGACGCTGAATAAGCTCAAACCAAACACATTTGTAAGTACACTACTTATAGCAACAATCGGAGCCATTAAAGCCCAAAATACACCGCCTAAAATACCCATAACGCCAGCAACTTGTGCTATAGCTGGGTGTGTTTCGAATAGTTTAGCGATAAATCCAGCTAGATTAGTGATAAAGTCTAACAATTTACTAGCTATAGGAGCCATTGCAGTACCAAAAGCAACTAATGCTTTTACGATATTACCGATTAACTGCATAATAGTAGGACCATTCTCTTGAACATAACTGATAAAGTCTTTAAACCCTTGTGATTGTCCTACTTGTTCTGACCATGCTCTAAATTGAGAAGTTAATTTAACCAACCAATCAAAAATGTTGGAACTGTTTTGTGCAAAAGCAATCATTAAATTACCAATACCAGCGAACACATTACCAAATATCTGACCAATCTTAGGTAAGTTAGTGGTAGTGTAGTCAATAAACGCTTTAATAGCATTCTGACCAGCTACACTATTAGCCCAATTTTGGAAAGCTATAGACATGTTCTGTAGTCCTTGAGACACAAATTTGAACAACGGCATTAATTGAGTGAAAATGTTAACTAATCCGTCGCCAAATCGTCCTGCAGCGTTCAATAAATCTCCGAAGATTGCGCCACCTATGCTATTCAATGCTTCAAACGCTTTCTTAGCTGTTTCGGAATGTTTAACCCAATTCTCAAACTCGCGTGCGTTTGCTTCAACTAGCATAGATACTTCGGATAAGAATGGTTTTAATTGAGACATCGCACTTGTAACGCCTCTGATACCTGCTGACATCGCATTAAAGATACTTGCTTGATTCTCTTTAACAATATCACGCCATGTAGTTTTTAACTGATCGCTCGCATCTCTAAAGTTTTGAACTTCTTTTGTTACTGCCAATGTTCCATCTTCAACCATTTTAAGAGCGCTAATAGCCATTGCACCAAAGCCAACAACTCCAAGACCTGCGACAGAGAATGCGCCAACTAAACCTAAAACGCCACCACCTAATACACCAACCGCATTAAGTACTGCCATTATTGCAGGTACTAATCCGGCAATCACTGGTATCAATGCTTGTATACTAGCAATCATTAAGCCTTTGACCTGTTGCGCGAAGATAGTACCGAAAGTTCGGATTTTAGTAGCTAAGGCGTCCATTTTCTCGCCGTAATCTTTCAATGAGTTGTTAAGTTTACCCCAAATATCACTTGTTCCATTTACTTCTTTTCTCATAATCTGACCAATTCTTCCGAAAGAACGTTTAACTGCTCCTTCGACTTCATTGAATTCTTTTGTGAATTTATTTCCTAATTTCCATCTGCTGGAATCAATATCAAAACTATGCCTGCTAAGATCTATTAAATCTTCTTTAAACCCTTTAACCGCCATTTTAGCGGGGTTTGCATCTAAATCCAACTTAACAACATGTTTTCTCCAAGCTTCGACAGTAGCTTTAGTTGCATTATATTTGGCCATTAATTCAGTGTTACTTAGTTTCAAATCTACTTTATGTTGTTTAAATCGCTCTACTTGAGCTTTAGCGCGTTCTAAATTCGCTTTATACTCATCTGTTTTCATGAATAATTTAACAGAATGCTCTCGCCATCGTTGAGCCATTGATTTAGCGCGTTGTAAAGCTCTTTGGAATCTTGAAATATCTGCTTTTACATCTGTTTCAATTTCGTTTGGTACAGACGTCTTTGCTAATCGTTGAGCTTTCCTTACGTTGCTTTGGAAATCTCTAATATTGGCCATAATCTTTGCCATAAAATGAGTATCCAAAGGCTAACCTCCTTTCGATTCAAGGAATTTTCTTGTACCTTCTTTGAAGAGTTCACGTCTTCTTTTTTCTTCTTCTAATCTAGCTTTTTGTACACGAGCATAGCTACCAGGTTCTCTTATTTCGTAACGTTGTTTCTCAATGTCACGAATCATACTAGTTAGCCTCTTAGAAGCTTGTACTAAGCCGTTAGCTTGCGCTTGTTCAATTAATAATTGTCTTTGATCTAGGTACCTATCCTGACCACCAATAAGCCAATCACGCCATTCAGCAGGTGTTAGTGCTAACAATTCATGTTCAGGGATATATCCTAAATATCTAGCTGTCAGTTGCCTTATTTTTGAGTAATCGTGTAAGGTTCTGCGCCCATGATTTCCTTGTAATTCTCTTTCATCATTTCTATGCCTGCTTTCGTCATTTCTTTGTCCTCGCTTTTGGCCATATTCGGTGCTTTGTTCAATGTCATCCAGTACGAGCGACTCTCCCTCTTGAAAAAACCACTATTGTTAAGTTTGTCCAAAGCCCCTTGTAATAACGGCAAAGTATCCTCGTTTTCAGTGATGAAATCATCAATTGCTTTTTCTAATTGTTCTCGAGTTGGTGGGTTTTTTAAATAAGCAGTAGCACATTCCCAAAATTGTAAAATCGCTTTGTTTCTAGATTCTAGCAAACCGTTAAAGATAACATTGAATCCTGGCATTGCTCCTTTTCTCCCATCTTCGCTATCTTCTGAGAATTTTTCAGCTTTTCGGTCAAATGCAAATGTTACTTTTGCTTCTACTTCGTAATCTTTTTCTCCGTCATTAATTTTTAATGTTGTAATTGGATTAAATTCAGTCAAAATATATACCTCTTTTCAATTTTTTTTATAAAAAAATAGGGAGCTTACGCCCCCTTGATCTATTAGTTTACATAGAATGGTCTTCCGTGTGTGAATCAGATACAACACTAGCTTTCTTTTGATTCTCGAATGTTCCGACTTTTTCGCCGAATTTTTCGTATTCAACTGTAGGCGCACCTGCAGCTTCAAACCACTCTTTCGGCAAGTTATCTTCAGCACCTTCTGCTGTATTCCATTTAACTTTTAATGATAGTTCGATTTTGTCACTTTCATCATCAAATGACATTTCAAATGATTCTGGAACAACATAACCAAACATTCCGTGATGTTTACCGTCTGCACGTTTATTACGCTCATAAAGCCATATACGCAACTGTCCACCTGTTTGTACAGCGTGTTTCACTGCTTCAATTCCTTTATCTCCAGGCACATTACCAATTGTTAATTTAAATGATTCTGACATTGCATTGGGAGAATAGTCCGTTTTACCGCCTCGTACTATTTCAGCTAAATCATTTTCAATCGTATGTCCACCTTCTTGTAAGTCAGCTAATAATAAAGATTCTACTGGATCTAAGTCAGTTTCAGCTGGACGTACAACTGCTAAATAGTTTTTTTGCGCCATTTAATACACTCCTTCATTTTTCTTTTTATGTCTGTACTTAAATAAAAGCCGTATCGTGCCATGCTTAGTAAACCTGTCTATATCAGGGAATACTGCTTGACTATCGATACGGCTAAATTGAAACTCGTAATTATCTATTTCTATAGGTCTGTTAAGCACATAACCTATCGCGCTTAAAATGAGCTTAGCCTCGTATTGTGTAGCGAACTGTGAATACACATGTATGACAATACCGACTGTTTCTCTCATTGTTGCGCTAGATTCGTTGTTAGTGACGTTTGATTCACCCACAACAATATATGGGTAAACAGCGTCATCTTGAACAACGTCAAAGACCCTATCATCAACTAGTTTGTTAATGTTAGGGTCTGAGATTAATCTTTTATATATTTGATTTGTAAGTTCAGGCTCAACTGATACCCACATATTTAACCACCTCTATGAAAAATACTGCTCGAATGTCTTGCGTCCTGCGTCAATTGCAGGGTTCCAAAATGGCTGTGGCGCTTGACCATATGTGGTGTACCATTCGCCGTCATCACCTTTAAAACTCCACGGAATCTTTGTAGCACGACTACCACCAGGACCAGTAGCATATATACCAGTACCGTATTCAACGTATATTGCATAATCTGCGCCGACACTTATAACACTGGATAACCCACCATCGAAATATTTAAAGTCAATACTTTCTTCTAAAAAACCTAAGTCAACAGGAGCTAATGCTACAGCAGTGTTGTAAATCTTCGTCGTTGTTTTAGCAATACCTTTTTTAACCCACTCTTCTATTTTCTTATCGAACTTATCCAATTCAACAACCATGCTATCAGCACCGTACTTAACTTTTGCCATATGGCACCTGCTTAAGTCGTAGTAACTTAATTTCATGTTGTCCGCCCTGATCTACAGAATCACCTTCAATACTAAAGATTCTACCCTCATACTCAAATAAATTGTTTTTAGATATTGGCAAGTCATAAGGTACATATAGGTTTCTGTCATATTCTTGTGACATTTGATGAAATTTTAGTTGTTCAGATGTAGTAGGCGTATCCATAAATCCTTTAATTGTTTTATCGCTTACAAAGCGCTCTTGTATAATTGGATACTCTCCTACTTTTTTGATACTTCCAATAGAAATAGTGTGAGGGAATTCGTCGTATGGGTTAAACACAAACAACACCTCTACCTTATTGGTTTAAACGGATGAAACTTTGCTCGTTTATACCTGTTTAATACTCCACTAATGTAATCAGGGACACCATCGTTATAAGTGTACGACACTGTCCCCATACTTCTTGACTTTAAATTCTTTTTAACTTCAGGTCGTTGATAATACTCTAGGACATCTGCGACATACTTTTTGATTGAGTAAGGATAAATGACTTGACCATCTTTCATAAAATCATTGTTTGTTATATCCCTAACATCTTCTAGTATTCCGTCAACTTCCATCTTAAATATTTCTTCTTCATCACTTTTAACTTCCACTCCATTTTTCTTGAGTAAAAGTTTAACATCTTCATAAAGAGTCATTTTTATCACTCGCTCTTATCAGACGTAGTACGACGTGATTTAACCTCTTTGTAACCGACAAGACTGTAATAAGAGTCAAATGCCTTCTTTGTAACAGTAATAGTCATATTGTCTTTTTTTACCTTAATCTCTTCTGCAGGATTAGCCATCATATCTCCTCCTATTCAGTTGGTTTAAGCGTTGCGAACGCTTCTGGTTTAACGTTCATGTATGCAATATGCATCGTCGCACGTAAAGCGAACATATCACGTTCAAATAATGATACTGGTTGGCCAGAAGCATCTGATGCTTGTAACGTCGTTAACGTGGCATCTTCAGAAATTGCATACTCAATACCTTGTAAGATACCGTAACGTGCGTAATCCCAATCACCCATTAGTGCTAACGATTTCTTTTTGTCGTATACATCCGCTCCAGTATAAGATAGTGGTAATCCCATAATCTCGTTCCCGTTAGCATCAAATAATGGTCTGTCATTAGCATCTAAAGCATTACGCATTTTACTTCTGAATGAACGTGTAGTTAATACTCCGTTTGGATCTAACTCTTCATCTTCAATAGTAGCCATTAATGCCGAAAGGTCTACGTATAAATTATTAGTATCTGTAACAACGTTACCTTTCTCTTCTGCGCCTTCAACAAGCGGTTTACCACTAGTTGAAGTGTTGTAAGGTGATTTAGTACCAAAGATAACAGCTTGGTCAAACGCTTTGTAAAATGCCTCTGCAATTAGAGGTTTAACCTCATTAAAGAAATCTTTTGCAGTCCATTTAAGAAACTCTTTTGATAACGGAATAATTACACCAATTTTCTTAGCTTCCATTTCTGCTTGTGCATATTCAGGCTTAGAAGTTTGAATACGTTCCGTTTCTGATACCCAGTAGGCGCCTACACCTTTTGCTAAGTAAGTAAATTTTTTCTTTTGTGCTGTCATTGGCTCATTTTTAGCTAATTTCATAATTGCTGAATTAGCCATAATGTCTTTCATGATTAAAGTACCTTGTTCTGCTGGAATAACGCCGTTTTTAAAATCCGATAAAATAACATTGCCTGGCGTGTATGTTGGAGTTGCCATATTTTATTACCTCACTTTATTTTCTAATATTGATTTCTTTCGCCATTTCTTCAATGGACTTTACATTTGAAGGGTCTAAATCTTGATTTCGTGATTCTTTAACATCTCTTCCACTCGATTTAAATTTAGACTCAACACCTTTTTGAACATACTTGTCAAAGGTTTCTTTTAAAGCTTTTAAGTTTTGCTCAGTATCTTCATCAGAATCGCCTAAAAATCTATCAACTAAGGATGTTGGTAAATTTAGTTCCTGCGCTTTACCTAGCGCGTTACTTCTTAACTTCTCACGTTTTGCCTCTACGTCGCGTTTTTCTAACTCTTGTTCAAGAGCACTAATACGTTTTTGTTCTTCTGATTGCTCAGGATTACGCTTCCGTACTTCTTGTTCGATTAGATCCTCAAGATTTTTCTCTTTCCATGATTCTAATCCTTTCGAATGATAACGATCTAATTCAGGTTGAATGAATCGTTTACCTTCTTCTGTATCTAAAAAGCCTTTAACGTCATCAACAGACACCGTCTTAAGTCCCTTTAGATAATCTTTTACTTCTTTATCGTCTTTGTGTTCTTCAAAAAAAGACTTAACTTCTTCGATATTCATATATCAAAACTCCTTTTTGCCCTTCGCGTACCCTAACAGTCCGAAAAGTGCATAATAAAAAGCAGTTTAACGACATGCTAAGGTCGAGTAGCAAAGAGACAACTAAAAAAGTGTGAAATCATTATTTTTAGCATTTTCTTCGCTAATAGATGTTTTAACCATATCTAAATCAGCTTCATTTTTAACTGTTACGTTTACAACAACTTTTTCGTTTTGTAACTCTATTATCTCTTCGTACAAGGATTTAATGCGTTCTAACTTTTCTATAGCTTCGCCAGTATCAACATTTACTTTTATTTTAAAATCCATATCAATTACCACCTTTTCGCTTATATTTCTCCCACTCACGATAAGTCATGAATGGGATAACTTCATTTTTACCATCGTCTTTACGTGCTCTCATTACAGTTGGCAATTCATTTTCATCAATATAATAAAGTAATTTGCAACGACAATTAATATTCTCTTTCGCACTGTTTACACCAATAAATAGCTTGGGCGCCTGCCCAACACACCCACTTGATTTAAAATTCTGATCTATTTCCACTGATTCCCCATCTAAATGACGATGAGTATCACGTGTTCGTGTATCTTTAGTAGCATGCCAACGTTTCTTCATCTTCAAACCGTTATCTTTAGCAACCATTGCGCTATCAAGTCCAGCTTGTGACATTGCTCTGCCTGCTTCTGTACGAGCCACACGCAATGATTGAGCTTTAGACATGCCGACATCATCACGTATTGCTTTAGCTATCTTAGAGTAACCCTCTCCACTCATAATACCTTGTGTAATGTGCATACGTATCTTTTTCAATACTTCATCACGATGTTTTTGTAGTGTTGGCATTAAACGAATGAACTCAATAGGTTGTTCAATAGCTGATTTGATTACCTCTTTACTCGGAACATCAAACTGCATAGATGTTTGACTCGCCATTTCATATAAATAAAGGCTCATAAGGAATTTTTCTATATAAGCATCTTCTTGTGACTTCTGAATCATCTTAGCTACTTGCCTATAGTCATCAGTCAACATTGTACCTATACGAGTTAACTCCTTATTGAGCCTGTTGTATTTATTGAATTCAGTCCATGTAACATACACATCATCATTTTGATATTTCTCAAACATATCTGCGATGATTTGTTTTATCTCTTTAAGTCGATTAGCAAATAGTTGTTCTATTGGTTTTTCTGCTTTAGAGATTAAACCCTCGATATACTCATCAATATCATTCTGATTGGTTATTTTGGGATTTGTCATTTGCGTCACCTTCATCTATGTCAGGTAATTTGTCATTAAATTCAAGACTTTCTTTTTCCATTTCGTCTAATTCGTAATCAACATCATCAACTAGTTGTGATTGTCCTAACCTTGTTCGTTCTGAAACTTGTCCCTTCAGGTTAATTAGCACTTGTGATTCTTCTAACTTATTAACTGGAATGTTACGAGTGAACTTAAATATCAGGTTTAAATAACTATCATCATCCAAGTTGTACCCTTTACGCTTTAATGCAGATAAAATAACTTTGAATTGATACCTCAACATAGCTGTCATCTTACGCTCAAACGTCATACACTTGTTCTCTAAAGCCATAAGTTTAAGTTTCATTCCAATGATAGGTACATTTCCATTAAACTCGTCAGAATTAAAGTTTACTGACTTTGCAAAACGCATGATATTCTTTTCGATTCGATCTAAATGGTTCTCAATCATTGTGTCATTTACATCTTTTGTTAAGTATTTAACGTCCATATCTTTGTCGAACAACTCAAATGCGCCACTCTTTTGTGTTTCTTGAATCATTTCTTCACTCATACCCATACCGCGTAACACAAGGTATGCTAAACGTGTCTGACTAATCTCACTTGATGCATCGCTCATTGTTAAATCATATGCGTCAATTAAGTGAATAACCTTTTCAGCATCTCCTATCATCTCTTTGTTGTTAGGTACACCAAACAATGGATTGTAATCAAATAAATGTTCATATCGTCCAACTTCTTGCAAAGCGTCAATACCTTCTCCTCGAAATACATAATAATAAGCATTATCGTAAAACTCTGCGTACACATAATCAGTGCCATTATCATCATCTTTTTCATAAAAGTAGCGCAATGAGTATGTAGGTTCTAAAATATTGTCGCCAACAAAAATAACATTATAGGGATCTATATTCTTAATCCTAATATCACCATTCGTATCAATATATGCTAACCTAGCACCATATCCGCAAATTGCTGCCATTTTACCTATTTCAGAATCCTCATCATCAACACTATTTCTAATGGCAAAGTTGGTTATAAACTTTTTCAACTTTTCGTTTTTTTCTGCGTTTTCATCTAAATCATAAGTAACAGGAACACCATGTAAATAACCAACACGTGTATCAACAATTTCGCTGTCAAAAGAGTTGTTAAGTTTGTTATTAACAGACACGTCTAATCGCCTTACATTTCCACCAGTTTCAAAATCTTCTTTTTCTTCAATTGGTCGACGTTTGAATATTGGTACATAGTCAATATGTGTCTTGTATCTATTATAGAGATTAACCATTCTCTCTCTATCGTCTTTATGTGACTCTATTAGAGCCTCAATATGCTTAGGCAATATTCCTTGTGCTTCAATATCATCTATTAACTTATACAATGTCATTTCCCCCTCCTTAATCGTTCAGGTTTAGTATGTGTGTATATGGCATATCTTAACGAGTCCAACACGTCATCAAATTCTTTTATAGGCTCTCCGTTTGTAGGGTGCCAAACATATTTAAATACCTCTTGCTTAAACCTATCCATATTATCATAAAGAACAAGTAACTTGTTTTGTTTGAACAACTTAGCAACTTCCTCTACACCCGATAGTTTACTTTTATCAGCGTTAATTGCACGTAATCTATGTCTTCTAAATTCAGTGATGTATTCAGATCGTGCAGTATCGCAGTAAAAATTAATATTGCCATATCTACTTACAATATCTTTTGCAATAACCACCCAATCATCAATAAACTTAAATTGGTGTGCGTGCTCCTCAATAAAATAAAAGTTACCATCTATACCTCGTCCTATTAACACAATAGATCCATAGTGCTCGTAACCCCAGTCGACACCAGCAAAGTATTCTTTGATAGGTATGTCGTCCAGTTCATCTGCTTTAATCGTATTCTCATTCAAATCAAAGTCGGCATATACTACACCGTCACCAGACACCCACATACCGTTGATATTACGTTCATAGAACATACCTGATGGTGTTGAAGCCTTAATAGACTCTTTATATCTATCATTAAGAAAGTTATTGTCATCGAGCTTAAATTGGTGACTCAGTATACCTGCTTTAGGATCTGTATTTTCAATATAATCTTTCAACAACCAATGCTCGGGATGGTCAGGGTTGGTATCTACCAATATTCTTGCACCAGTTCCACTACAACGTGACTTAATCTCGTCAAACACCTCTTCATGCGCTAACGACGCTTCATTGATATATGCACCAAACGATGTCATACCACGTATAGCTCCTATACCACTTACTTTACTGTGACCTGTCTGAACCACTTGAACGCCAAATAACATGAATGAATTATATTTATCAAAATTAAACTCAATGCCATATTTGTTAGTTAACTCTATTAGTACGTTTTTTTGAATCGTACCTAATGTTGCACCAGCAAGTATATATTGAGGTGTCTCAATTCCTTCTTCGTCTGCTATCTTTCGCACACGCATTAACTCACGTAAAAATAAGTCATTGTTTAATATTGTTTTACCTGTACGCTTTGCTCCGTGATTAATTAACATAAACCAATCTTGTTTTTGCGTTTGCTTCAATATTTCAATTTGTTTGTCCGTATATAAAGATTTAAGTTTATTCATTGACGATCACTTCCGTTATTGCGTCGTGAAGTTGTTTGATTTTATCTTCTGTTCCACTGTCACCTTTATCTATTTGTTCAATCTTCTTCTCAAGCATCTTAATTTCAGTTTCTATTTTCTTTTTAGCTAAAACTTCGTTACCTAACGTCATTCTATTCATACCATCTAAACTAGCGAGGAATGCATCAGCTGTCGCTTTCTTCACTCCCTCTATTTCAATGTCATTCTTAGCTACATTCTTTAGCCACTCATATTCTTCAAAGGCCTTTTGGCGTGTCCATTTTGATTGTTCAGCTACTTCTTGACGCAATTTTTCGTACCTTCCGGAAACCTTCCGATTTTTAAAAAGTGTACTCGCTTCTTTATCTAGATATTCCCCACTCTTACCTTTAGTCGAATACCCTGCGTCAATATATGCTTTCCGTTGGCTCTTGCCCTCTATGAGTCCTAGCACAAACTTTTCTTGCTTCGGTGTTAATTTAATCAATTGTTTTCACTGTATCACACGCCTTTACGTTAATTACTCTAGTTATTTAAATATAAAAAATGCCCCTACATCTTGTGCAGGAGCTACGTTCAATAAATGTGAAAGGAGGAAAATAGTTATGACTCAAATTGCAAGAATTAAACTACCCACCATATAGGCAGGCAGTAAGTGATTAATAGCGTAACATATCAACTTTACATGTTTGTCACTTCTCAATCACATCGATGAGAACATCTAATGTGGCTATTACCCCACGTCTTAAGATAATTCTTACAAATCAATTATATAAAATTAATTCACAGTTTAAAAATAGTGTCATTTTCGTCATTTTCGTCATTTCTGTCATTTTTGTCATTTTCGTCACTGTAGTAGATAAATCTTTTCTGCTAACTCATCACGGCGCGCTAAGAAGTTGTTTCTGTTCAATTTAGAGTTAGGCATCTTCTTGATAATTGCATCTCTGTTATAACCTTTCTTCAACAACTCTAAGAAGCAAAAGTCAACGTGTCCTAATCTCTGTTGTGATTGATTTATAAACTCAACTTCTTTTAACATCTGCGCATACCTTTTATTTGCTCTTTCAAGCCTCACAACAACATCTTCAACTTTGCTTGAGTTTTCCCCTTGTGGTTTCGGTAACGTCGCTTGTATACCATACTGTGCGATTGAATTGCTATCATATTCCGGTATTACATCAGCTAACACATTACACTTCATTTTATGTGTGCCTATCATATTAACGATTGACTCTTTGCTATACATCTATTCTGACACCTCCGCCCTCATCAAATCAGACTGATCGCTCAACTTTGCGAAGTCACTCGGCATCTCTACATCATCATTAGCCGTCATCATAATATATACTTGCTCCGTTACATACTTACCTAGCTCATACATCGCTAGTAAGAATAATAGTCTTAATATTTGTTTAGTCATCGTCTGCCTCCTCAACATTAATCCCAACTATATAACCTTTGTTCAATACAAGTTCTCTGCCATAATCTTTTTCTATCGTTAAATAGTCATCATCATTTCTAAAATCATCCAAAACAAATACTATTTCGTTAAATAATTCATCTTCATGTAATACCAAACTACTACCGTCATGTAATAAAATTCTCAGCTGATTCATTTCCCACGCTCCTCAATAAGTGTGATTGATTCAATCGTATCTGTTTTAATATACGTTGGTTGCTTGATTATAGTACTTGCGTAAATATAACCATTAAAACTCGTCATTCTTTCAACATATTTTTCAAAAGGTTCAGCTGTTTTTACAAAATAAACTCCACCTGAAATAGTTTTAATTTTAACATCCGTCATTTCCGACACTCCCTTATATTTTCAAACAACTGACCTAATTTAATAATTGCATCTCTTTTAACTTGTGCCTCGTACTTTTCTTTCGCTTCTTCTTTACTCTCTGCCTCAACAACTGTAAACGTCTGATTATCTCTAGCAGTAGTAAAATGTTCATGTGGTTGTCCTGTTGAATCTTTGAATGTTGTGACTAAGTATTGTGTCACTTCCCCAAAACCTCCTTGACTCGATCTAAGATGTCTTTACACGTATCCTTTTCCTGCGTCTGCTGTTCCATCTTGTCTTTCGTGGTTCCTTTTCATTTTCTTTTTGTATGCGTCAATGAGTTGGTCGATAGAATATAAGTTGTAAGCTATGTCTATCACTATAACAATTGCTTGTTGGTCGGGATAAAATTCTTTGAATATTATCTGTGGTGTACTAACAACTGCGTCTTGAGCAAATTCTTTATCTTTAAAATTAAACATTTTGTGAAATTCTGTATCTTTAAAACTTGATTCAATCGCTTCTTTTATCTCTTCTGATGACACTCCTACTTGATTCGCAATACTCAATCCAAACGCCAACATGTCAGCTAATTCATCAAGTTGTACGTCTAACGGCTTACCTGGTTTCTTCTTCCAGTTCTTAAACGTTTCCAATGTATTAAACCATTCAAAGAATTCAACTACATATGCTATTTTGCTATCTTGTAAGTTCAGCGTTGGTATTCTATCGTCGAACTCCTTTTGTATTTGTAATAACTCTTGTAATTGATCAATTGTTAATGTGTTAGTCATTTTCCTTGTTCCTCCTCATATTTATAGATAACTTGACCTGCCATAATTCCTACTGCTTCATCAAGTTCAATACCTTCTTTAACTGAATGTTGAATAGCATTTGTCATTCCATCAAGTATTTCATCAAATGCTCGCGCTTTCTTATACACGTCCTCAATCTCTTTTAGCAATCCCTCTGTGTCATTGCCGTTATACGCACTAGCACTTATAACGGATTGTTCAATTTGTTCACGATTATTCATCATTTCCATCTCCTCTAAAATAAAGTTAGTTGCTTCTGTTCCTCGTATTCCAAACCATGTTGCTTTATATATATTTCGAGCTCTTCAGCAGTATCAAATGTCTTTTTAACGCTTTGCCAACCTGGCACGATATGCCCGTGAAAGTAATAAGTGCCATTCACTACATGGATATGTGCCACTCGTTCGTTATCCTGATACAGATATCTCTTAGATCCGAAAAATTGGTTTAAGTATTCTTTGCGCGCGTTATATGTCATAGTCATTGCTCCCACAAGTCAAAAGCTCTTTGGACATAAAACTTCGCCTTTGCTAAATCCTCGTGTCCGTTTTTCAACGGTGCTCTAGATAGATATTTGATTGCATTACCTATTGCAAATGCTAATTGTGGTGGATACTGCGCCGTAACCTGTTCGATAAAATCTATAATTTCAATGTCGCCGTATGTGTAGTGCGCTGGTTGCTTAACATTGTCTTGTATTTCATTCATATCTACTTTTCTGTTACTGATTACACTCATTATGCTTCACTCCATTTCTTGAACATTTGGTTATAAGTATTATCAAACCAGTACGGATCACGTGAATGTTTCTGAGGTACATTAAACAAGTGTGGCTTCTTTCTTCTTAGCTCAGCCTCTCTCTTTCGCTTTCTTTCCAATTTGCGTTCGAGTCTAGCTTGTTCCAGTCTTTCTATTGTTTTCTTTTCTCTGTACTCGCTTAAACGCGTACCTTCTGGTGCGTCCATTGCTTCATGTAGTTCCCAACCGTCTTTTACTCTCTTAGAAACCATTCCAGCGGTTATACCGTGACTTTCTATTAATTCCATTTCAAATTTACTGAACCTATAAGGTTTATCATTTATTGTTACAATCCTTGCTTTTCTCGCCATTTTATCCACCTCTTATATTTCTTCTATTCGTATGATTATTTTGGGCTCAATTCCATAACGCTTTGAGCTAGTTATTTCTGTAATTTGGTTATCGTCTTTCCATACATGTCCATTACAAGCATCTAATACCGTTTTAATTAAGTTGTCGATATCCGGCTTAGTCACTTTATACTGCCCAACCATTTCGCTTTTCTTTTTCTTCGACCATGATTTAAGCAATGGAAAGTAAAAGTCTAATTCGATTTTTAGTGCGCGCTCTAGATTTAACTTAGGCATTTGCCCTTGTATATACGCTTTATGCTTTGTGTAAGACGTTGGCATGTAAGTTTGAACAAATCTACCTGTATTACGAAAGCGTGGACGAGGCGACCCCATCGGCGCATTAAACACTTCATTAAATTTAATTTCTATCTCCATGTAATCCCTCATATATATTCAAATAAGCTTGTTTGGTGTCCTAACTCCATTTGTTCATTATCAATAAGTGTATTTAATTCATAATCGTCTAAATACCAACGACGACCATTAAATTTTGTTTCTTTTATTCCAACAACTAAATGCCGACCATCTTTAAAATGTGGTGTAACTGAAAACATTTTGTTGCCGTCATGATCAAATAGATAGTATTTATCAAATGCATCCATTTTCAATCACTCCCATTTGCTATTTAGACGCTTAATAAAAGCTTCTCTGTCTTTCTCAAGGTTTTCATCTACTTCCGGCGTTTTCGTTTCTCTCGTGCTGTCTGTGAGCCATTTGGGTGTTTTTTCTTTTGATTGTTTAACGAAAGGTTTATAATTTTGTTTTTTGCTTTCAAGTTGTTGCTTTTCAAATGCACGTACTTGTTCAATAGATTTCAAGTTTGCATTAAGCCATGTATTCAAAATGCTTTTAGCATATCCCCAAGTAACTTTGTTTCTGTCTTTAGCGATTTTAAGTGATGCGGTAACTATTTCATCTGAATCATTTTCAAATGAATCAAGATAATAATTTAAATCGTCTAAATTGTAAGAAGTTATGAAACCGAATCCGTTATCTTGGAAGAAGTCGAAGGCGGTTGTCTTCTTCTTCTCATTATTCACATTCTTTTCATTATTATCTTTATTATCATTATTGTTTGTGTTGGTTTGATGTTGTTTTGATGTTGGGTTGATGTTTGACTGATGTTGTTTTGATGTTGGTTTGATGTCGTTTTGATGTTGGTTCCTGCCCTGCTCACTTTGATAAAAGTCATAATTGACAATGGTTATAAGGGTATATTTTGATGTTGTTTTGACTTCTAACATTCCATCACTCTCGAGTAAGTCAAGGAAGGTTTTCACTTTAAATCGTGACCAGTTAAAAAGGTCAGACAAGGTCAAAATCGATGTTAATCTTTGTCCTCTTTCTACGGTTACAATTTGGTTTCCAATAGGCACTTTTGCCTTTGAATGATTCGCTTCCATGAGTAAATATATCCATGCTTCAAACTTTGAAAATGTTCTCTTTTCTTTAAATAGCCAATGATTTTGAATTGAGCGATCAATACTTATCCAACCAGTCATATACACACCTCACTTTCAAACCGGTTAAATTAGAATGGTAAATCATTGTCATCTATTTCAATCGGACCATTTGCATTCGCAAACGGATTATCTTTTACTGGTTTGTTATTTGAATATTGCGATTGTCCACGTGTTTGTTGTACTTGTTGTTGATATAAATCTTGTTGAGTGTCATTTGAGTTTTTCGGTTCTAAAAATTGAATACTATCAGCAATAACTTCCGTAACGTATACACGTTGACCTTCCTTATTTTCATAGTTCCGCGTTTGTAACCTACCATCTACGCCCGCCAACGATCCTTTAGATAGGTATTTATTAACGTTCTCTGCTTGTTTTTTAAATACGATGATATTAATAAAGTCTGCCTCGCGCTCTCCTTGTGCATTCGTAAATGTGCGGTTAACTGCTAATGTGAATGATGCTACATTTACACCACTTTGAGTGGTTCTTAATTCTGGGTCTCTAGTTAAACGACCAACTAATATTGTTCTGTTTAGCATTTATAAACCTCCAACATAAACGGGCGCGCCCGTCACTTTTTGTATTTCACTTTTAATGTATTTTGCATTTGAATTTTGACTACTTAAATGAATTAAATGTATTTCTTCGAGTCTAGTTAAATCATTTGCTTTCAACATTCCGATAGCATGTTCTAAGCTAAAATGAGACTCCATAATTCTGTTTGCTAATGCGCTGTGTACACTGCCGTTTTTTATGTTTTCTTGCATTTGTTCATAGATATAATTAACTTCTAACATCATGTGCGTAATGCCGTTAAATTTGTATTTCAGATACTTCGTATCAGTAACATACAGGACCTTATAACCTAATGTGCTTTGTAATAAGAAAGCCACAGGCTCGTTAGCATCATGTTCAATGTCAAATGGTAAAATTGACCACGTACCAATTCGTAGCTCTTGCTTTGCCTTAATCGTGCATAAGCGATGACTTTCAAAATCCATAGCTCGTTGTGTTCCAGCAGTCATATAGCTGATTACACCATTGTCGACAAACTGCTTTGTGTACTTTGCATGATCACCATGTTCGTGTGTGATAAGACACCCTGCTATATGTCTTGTTTTATATTTGAAATGCTTTTGAACACGTTCAAATTTTATTCCTGCCTCAAGCAGTAACGTAGTACGTCCATCATTTAAGACGTAGCAGTTACCACTTGAACCAGTTGCTATTGTTTCAATTAAAATGGCTCTTCTTCGCTTTCTTTTTCTGTTGCAGGTTCTTTTATTTCTTCAAAGTCAGATACATCAATAGGTTTTTCATTTTCTAATTCTGTGTATTGTGCTTCTTCAAAAACTGGTGGTTCAAAATCCAATTGTTCTTGATTTGCATTTTCTTCAACTTCTGCATCCAATACTTCTTTGCGTTGACGTTGTTCAGATTCTTTAATTTGATTTGATAAAAGACTAGCGTCATCCGTGCTGTTTAAAATCTTTTTACATGCACGGTTTATTACAGTCTTTTTAGCCATTTCTTGAGGGAATCTTCTGTGTGTACCGTCTTCTTTAAATACACCGTTATAAACCATTTGTGATTGCTTCCACGCTTCTTCAATCTCTTCAAATGTCATGATTTCAGTGTAATTTCTACTTTCATCTTTAAATACAACTGTTGCATATGCACCGATAATGTTTTGTGTGTTTCTGTTACCAAAAGACTGTGTATGTTCAAGTTCAACAATTTTTCCGTTTTTAGTTTTATACTTAACTTCGTCACCTTCAAATATGACTTCTGCATTAATTTCTTCTGCGCCTGCTACACGTTTAGTTACTGCCATTGTTCCGTGGTAACTTCTTTGGAATTGAACCTTATCGCCATACATAATGAAATAGCCTTGATTCTTAGCAGGATTTAAACCTTGTACAACCATGTCCATTAAGGCGTTTGCTATGCTGGTTGAAGTTGCAAATTCCAGCGCTGGTTTATAACCATCTTTTTTAGATCCTTTTAATTCTTGCAGTTGTAACATTGCTGACTTCATTGCATTCTCAGGCGAATAGTTTGCAGGAAACTGTAAATCTCCTTGTGCTTCTAATGTCTTAACTCTAGATAGAACGTTGTCGCCCATTTTATTGTTTTTTAATAGTAATTCATTCGTCATTTTATATAGTCTCCATTCTTAATTTTTTATCTTGTTCATTTACTATCAATTGAATTTGTTGTGATTCTGTTTTGATAAGCTCTGTTACTGATTCAGCATTATCAATAAATATTGGCGCTGTAACTTTAAAATGTTTTGATAGTGTGTTGATGATATCTAAGCCAACATTAATTCTTGAGGCGTTATTTAAACCGCTGTCATACTCGACACCATTAACCGTTGTTGAACATGTTTCTTCTAATTCGCCGTTAACTAAGGTATTGAATAGCTTAAATTCAGCAATATCAAATTCGTTATTGATGTTTTCAGTAAGCATTTTGACTTTTGTTGTTGTAAATTCTTTTAAGATATAAAGGTCATGTGAATACTTTTCTTTTTCATCCAATAATCTGTCTTCTTCATTTCTTAATTCAGAAATAACATCATCTAGATGTTTATTTGATTTTTCGATTGATATTGACACTTCAATTTCTGATTTTTCTTGAGTAAGTTCGCTTATTTTGTCATCTATTCCTGAAACTTTATCTTGAATAGTTTTCCTGATGTTAGAGCGTTTTTGATTAATCTCATTTATCTCTAACATTACTGCTTTGTATTCGTCAGTTTGCGTAACGTCAACGTGAGTTATTTTCAACTTATTAATTTTGTTTTGTATTCTTGCTGAACGCTCTTCTGCTTCGTTGATTTTAATTTGTAAATTATTGTTGTCATCCTCTAATTTCTCGATAATTGGCTTTATTTTCTTGCCCTCTGAAATAATGTGATTGATAGATGTTTGTATTGTTTCTAATTCTTTCGATTTGTTTGCATTGAATTTCTGCAATGCTTTTTCTCTTACCTCACTCACTTGTTCAGCTGGTAACTGTTGACCACAACAACTACATACATTGTCATCAAGATATTCAAATTTTTGATTTTTAGCTTTTTCTAAATCACTTTTTAATCCTTTATGATTTTCTAATAATTGATTACGTCGATTTTCTTCATGTGTAATTTGTTGTTTGTTTTGCTTTAATCTTGTTTTAAGATTCGCAACCGTTCCATTTTCAACGTGTAGCTCATTTGTTAAAGCATGTATTTTGTTCTCATTACTGGCGCTATTATTAGCTTCTATGCGCTTCAATTCTGATTGTTTATCAGCTAATTGGTTACGCAAATTAATTTCTTCTGCACCGTTTTGAATATCTATACGCTCATTTTCAAGTTGCTCAATTTCTTGTTTTATGATTGTGTGTCTATCATTATCGAATTCCGGTACATCCTGCTTATTTTGTTGCGTTTGGTTAATACGTATCGGAATATCTTTGATATCTTTGTTAATCTGTTTTATCTTGTCTGTAAGAATCTTTTTCTTTGTTTCAATTTCGTGATCTCCAAGAATATTATTTAGTTCTTTAAAATCATCATTTGTTTTAATGACATCCTCATCATTGATTGGTTTAGCGATTTCAAACAACAAACTTCTTCGTTTCTTCCAATCTAGTAAGTTAAATGCTTGAGGGTTCGTAATTAACTTGAATACATCTTCATCAATCAGTTCATCAATACGAGCTTTATAATCCTTTACTTTTATTGATTCATCATTGATATATTGTTTCTTCGTTCGACTTCGTGAGTATTCCTTGCGATTCGTTTTTTGATTTATTGTGTACTTAGGATGTGACTCTTTTTTAAAAGTCGTAATTTTTCCGTCGATTTCAAATTCTGCGAAAACAGTCGGAATTAACTCATAATTTTCTTCGTTTTTTTCGTTTAAAGGTACAGGGTTAAATGATTTGGTTGAACCGTCTAAACCCTTATCGAAAAGCAGCCATTGTAATGCGGTTGCTGTTGTAGTCTTGCCAGTCGCATTATTGCCGTATATTTTTGCATCTTTACCGTCAAAGTTAAATTTTTCTTCTTTGATTCCAGCAAAGTTCGATATAGTTAACTTATTTATTTTCATATCTTTCCTCATGCTCCTTTTTTAATCTTCCGATGACCTCTTAGCACCTCGATAATTAAATTTTTTATTCGTTCATGGCTGTCTGGATTGATTTCATGTATCTGCACAAGCTTATTGTTTGTTTTGTAACTGTCGTGATAGTGCAAGAAATTAATCGATAAGTATCCGTGATGATTACGTTCAATTTCCAATAATGCTCGTTGGTTTGACAAAGTATATTCGTCGAATAACGTCTTAAAAATATTCAATATATTTCTTTCTGTATCTCTCATGCTTATACCTACCATTTCATGACTAAGTTAATTAGTCTGTCCTGTTCATCTGTGTTATTTTCAATCCATTCATCTATCGCTTGGTTGAATAAGTCTGATGCCATATCTAAGTCATTCTCATCTACGACATAAGCATGTTTAATTGGTACGTTGTTCATATCTTTAACTTGTATTGATATGCCTATATGACCTTTTAAAATGAATAGCTTAAAATCGAATCCGTTAACATGAATATTTTTGCGTATGATTTCGCCTATTTCGTAATACATCTTGACTTCCTCCTTTTTTCGTTTTATATTGAACACGAATTAATTTTGTTAATCGTTTGTCACTGTTACTTGTTGGCGCAAGTAGCAGTTTTTTTATTCTCCATAAAAGTATTCCTTATAAAATATGAATGTCGCTATACTTGCGAATCCCGCGATTGACCATGCTGTAGTGAAGTACAGCAATGGCATAAGCACAATTGCTAAGACTGTGAAGCATAGTACTGCTACTAGGTAGCTTTTATAAATGTTACTCATTTTCTTTTTTCTCCTCTTTGGTTGTTTCATCGTTTATCAAACCTTGCATTTCCATTAATTTTTGAGGTATACCAGCTTTTAACTGGATTTCGTATAACATTTGTTGAATGTGTGGTGGCACTTCTACCATTCCTTTCGTGTATAATTTAGTTATCTCCTAGTGAAAGGAGGTGATAAGTATGGAATTTAATGATTTTCAAAATTTCTTTGGTGAACTTAGTAATCAAGCCGAAAAAGAATTCGGTGGTGACAGTGACTTTTTTAGAGATAGAATAAATAAGTTGAAAGAAGATGCTCCTGAAAACGTATCTTACGAAATTATTTATTCAATAGCTTTATACGAAAGCTTAAAAGCTCAACAAGATATGAAAATTTTGAATACAGTTAAATATCTTTTAAATCGTGACTAGCAATATCCAACAATGATTTGCTCTGAGCATTATTAATTTTTGGATAATCAAAATTTCTAAGTTTAAATCTTGTGTTTTTCTCAATCTTCCAAACCTTCCAAGTCGCAACTGCCATTGTGATGAGGAAGGTTGTTTTGTATAGTGTGTTCATTTGTTTATGCTCCTTTCGTGTATAATGTTGTTTAAGAGGTGCATTGCTCGGGTTATAGTACTTTAAATTCAACACCGTCTATTTGAACGAACAGATTATCTAAATCAGGGATTTGTTTTTTATATAAACCAAATCTTGATTTAATATCTTTTAATAAATAGAGATTCAAATCTCCAATTGATAATAGTTGTCTATTACCTGCTTCGTCATAGTAGTAATAGATGACTTTTTTGTTTTGAGCTTGCATTTGCTGTGCCCTCCTGTTAAGCAGTTACGTTAGCTTCATAACCGAATTCAGTCATGATTTCATGTATTTTCAATCTGCCTTTTTGTGTCCATCTAGTTTGTAAAACTGTGTCTTCTCTGCCATCAGAACGCACAATTGTTATAGTGTCTGAATCTGTGTAACTCTTGCCCATGTGTTCTGAGTAAAGCACCCACTGTTTATTTACTTTTCGTTGTAATCTAGCTTCGTGTAGTAGTTTGTTTAACTTTTGTGCTGATATACCGTAGTCTGCCGCGATTTGAGTTGTAGCTAATGTGCCAGTTGATTTTAAGATTTCATCAACATAATCTGCTTTGGGTTTTAGCTCTCCGATTTCTTGTTGTAATAGTAAGTTTTGCTCTTTTTCTTTCTTATACTCAGTCAACACTGTAATGATGTAGTCTGGATCTTTTAATGTTTGTTCAATTACATTGTCTGTTGCGTATATACCGTGCTTACGAATGGCTGGTAGGACGTCTGATGTTACCCAGCGTTTGAATTTTCGAGCGGTTTCTCTAATGTTTTCGTTTTTACTTTGTTTAGAAGCATCGAAGATTAAACTGTATAATCCTGATTCGTTGATAATGATCATATTTCTGTTTTGACCTGATGCACTAAATTGGTGCGTCAGCTTGTCCTCGCTATCAACATGATTTCTGATGGCATTGTCTGCCCTTGCATATCCTAAAATTTCAGCAATATCTTTTCCTACAAAATAAGGTTCGTTTTCAATTTCCACTGTTCTTACTGGTAGCTCTTTAAAATTAAATGTTTGTAATGCTTGCATTGTTCGTTCCTCCTTTTAAGATGTTTGTTTGCGTTTCGTGTACTTTGTGGGTAAAAAAATATCTCCAATATTTTCGTCAAAAAAATCAGCGATAATAAACATCTCATCATTCTTAAATTGATGCTTTCCTAATTCCTTTAAACGATAACCTTCAGTTGATATATTCAAGAGGTTTGCTAAATCTTCTTGAGTACACTTTCTTTCTTTTCTCAACTTTATTAAATTCCATTGCATGTTGTCACCTCCCGCTTACAAAACTAACTATACACGATACGTGTACTTGAGTCAACATAAAAGTTTGCTTTTCGTGTATTTTTTTTGTTGAATACCAAAAATAATTGGGTTATACTATAGGTAAATTTAAGGAGGTAAGAAAATGGATAAAAAAGAATTAGCGAAATTTATAGGCAATAAAATCAGATACTATAGAACCAAATTGAACTTAACTCAAGATCAACTTGGAGAAAAACTCAACACTAAAAAGGCTACTATTTCAAATTATGAGACAGGGTACAGAACTCCTAAACAAGATGATTTGTTTGAAATTGCTCATATTTTAAATATCAGTATCGATGATTTGTTTCCTACAAGAAATAATAAAAAAAACGACATCACTTCCATATACAGTAAACTCACGCCTCCAAGACAAAGCAATGTACTAAAATATGCGACTAATCAATTAGAAGAGCAAAATAATGACAGTGATGATAATCTGGTAGATTTCAATTCTTACATTCAAGAAAAATCCGAAGTGGATATATATGGTTGTGCGTCTGCTGGTATTGGTGAAAGATTATATAACGAACCTATTTCAAAAGAATTCGTAAGAGGTTATGTCCCCGCACATGATATAGCTTTAAAAGTAAATGGAGACTCAATGGAGCCGTTATTTAAAAATGGACAAATTATATTCATTGAAAAATCTCACACTATCAAAGATGGACAAATAGGCGTCTTTATTATAAATGGAGATGCTTACGTAAAGAAGGTTTATGTAGAAGATAACAGATTAACGTTGGTTTCTTTAAATAAAAAGTATAAAGATTTACATTTTTATGATAATGAAAGTGTGAGGTTAGTTGGAAAAGTTATTTTATAGGAGGTAGTAAAATGAATTTAAAAGAAGTTGACATTAACATTGAAGAGTGGGAAATGGTTGAAATCCCCTTTTATACAGAAGAAGAACTGACTTATAGGTTGAATAATGGTTTACCTATAACTAAAAGTGAACTTGAAGAACAGGAGTCGAAAAAATGAGTACTTATAAAGAAATTGAACACTTACACATCAATACTGGTGGTAAAGAGCTTACTCAAGAACAAATAGAAGAAGCCAAAGCTTTTATAGACAGTCAAGGATTTAAAGATATGATTCGAGAAGCTAAAGAGTCACGTCAAAGAGTTATGGAGTCTAAAATTACCGATAGAACTAAAATGTGATTAATAGCGCCTATGTGGCGTGAGGAGGATGAGGGATGGAAAGAAATTCCACCAAAAAAAGTAGCAAAGATAAAATATTAAAAGCTGTAAATAACTTTGAAGAGGTTTGCAATAGCGGAAAATTCAAATTTAAATATTTGGATGACTGGCTTTTTACAAAATCAATAATTTTTAAAAATGAAACAACCTTAACTAACCAAAAAAACTTTAAAGTGTATCCAAGAGGTACTATTGTATACGCTAAACTTGGTGTTAACATTGGTTCTGAATTCTCAGGGAATCATTTTTGCGTCGTTTTAAATAAAAATGACAACAAACGCAATGAGCTAATTACTATAGTTCCACTTACTTCAAAAGACACCAAATTTTCTTTAAAATTACAAGAGAATTTAATACTAAAAGCTTTAGAAAAAATGAAAACTGACCACAAAACTTTACGATTCGATTTGGATAGAATAAAAGAAATGCACGCAAGATCCACAAAAGTAAAAAACTTAAATTCAGCAATCGAAAAAGAACTTGATGAGATTGAAAATAATTATATGCAACTCGCAAAAATAATTGAGCGTTACGAAAGGTTTGTAGGCAAACAAACTTATGCAATTCCATCTCAAGTTATCACTATCAGTAAAAAAAGAATAAGCACACTTAATGATTACGATCCAACTGGCCATATATCTTTCAATGAAGAAACTTTAAAAATTATAGAAGATTTTATGAAAGCTAACATTTTATCATAATTATCTTTACTTTTTATCGTTAATCTATTATAATCAAGATATAAATTTCCGGTAACCAATCCGGCTTAAAATCATATTTCCGGTAACCAATCCGGCTGGCCAGATGTTAATTCATCTGGTCTTTTTTTATACATTTTTATCGGGTAGCCCGCCTACCCTTATTATTTTTTGCCAATTTTGAGGAGGGAGCACATGAAAGTAGCAATTTATACTAGAGTGAGTACACTTGAACAAAAAGAAAAAGGACACTCTATCGAAGAACAAGAAAGAAAATTAAGAGCTTACAGCGACATAAACGACTGGAAAATTCATAAAGTATATACTGACGCTGGATACTCCGGAGCTAAAAAAGACAGACCCGCTTTACAAGAAATGTTGAATGAAATAGATAATTTTGATTTGGTTTTAGTCTATAAACTAGATCGATTAACTCGAAGTGTTAAAGACTTACTAGAGATACTAGAATTGTTTGAGAATAAAAACGTGTTGTTTAGGAGCGCAACAGAAGTATATGACACAACTTCTGCTATGGGACGTTTGTTCGTAACATTAGTAGGTGCTATGGCAGAGTGGGAGCGTACTACAATTCAAGAGCGTACTGCAATGGGTCGACGCGCATCAGCTAGAAAAGGGTTAGCTAAAACTGTCCCTCCTTTCTATTACGACAGAGTAAACGATAAATTTGTGCCTAATGAATATAAAAAAGTATTACGATTTGCAGTAGAAGAAGCGAAAAAAGGTACTAGTTTAAGAGAAATAACTATGAAGTTGAACAACTCTAAATACAAAGCACCCTTAGGTAAAAACTGGCACAGATCAGTTATACGTAATGCTCTTATAAGTCCGGTAGCTAGAGGTCATCTTGTTTTCGGTGATATATTCGTCAAAAATACCCACGAGGCTATTATAAGTGAAGAAGAGTATAAAGAAATAAAACAAAGGATAAGTGAAAAAACTAACTCTACAATCGTAAAACATAATGCCATTTTCAGAAGCAAACTATTATGTCCTAACTGTAACCAAAAATTAACTTTAAACACAGTCAAGCATACACCTAAAAATAAAGAAGTTTGGTATTCTAAATTATACTTTTGTGTTAATTGTAAAAATACCAAAAACAAAAATGCATGTAACATAGACGAAGGCGAGGTCTTGAAACAATTTTACAATTATCTAAAACAATTTGATTTAACATCATATAAAATCGAAAACCAACCTAAAGAAATAGAAGATGTCGGCATCGATATTGAAAAGTTGCGAAAAGAACGCGCTAGATGTCAAACACTTTTTATAGAAGGTATGATGGATAAGGATGAAGCTTTTCCAATAATAAGTCGTATTGACAAAGAAATACATGAGTATGAAAAGCGCAAGGATAATGATAAGGGTAAGACTTTTAACTATGAGAAGATTAAAAATTTCAAGTATTCATTGCTAAACGGCTGGGAATTAATGGAAGATGAGTTAAAAACTGAATTCATAAAGATGGCAATCAAAAACATTCATTTTGAATATGTAAAAGGAATTAAAGGGAAGCGCCAGAACTCATTGAAGATTACGGGTATAGAGTTTTATTAA